TTACATCACCACTACGAAATATCCAGGAAGCGGTGCAACTGGTTTAGGTAACATTAGAGCAAGTAACGAGAGCGTATCAACTTACTTCCCTGACAGATGGGTTACTAAATCAAGCAACAACGCAGACGGATCTGGATCTTTTGGTAGAAAAGCACAGAGAAAAGTGATCGTTGAACAATTAAAATCAGAGATCGACACTAACCAAGCAATCAGAGAAGACCAAAGAGGCTTCAACGTTATTGCTTGTCCTGGTTACCCAGAGTTAATGTCAAACATGATCAACCTAAACACAGACAGAAACAACACAGCGTTCGTAGTAGGTGACACACCATTCAGATTAGAAGGTACGTCAACTGCGATACAGAACTGGGCTAACAACACAGCGTCAGCACTCGACAACGGTGAAGATGGTCTAGTTAGTTCCAGTGACTACTTGGGCGTGTTTTATCCGTCTGGTTTGACTACAGACAACACAGGAAAATCAATTGTTGTTCCACCATCTCACATGATGTTGAGGACACTGGCCAACAACGACAACATCGCATTCCCATGGTTCGCACCATCAGGAACAAGAAGAGGTATCGTTGACAATGCCACATCGGTTGGTTACATTGACACAGCGTCTGGAGAGTTTGAAACAATATCTGTTACGGAGTCAGTGAGAGATTCAATGCATGAGGTAAAAGTGAACCCAATCACTTTCTTCTCAGGTGCAGGGATTGTTAACTTCGGAAACTTGACCAAGACATCGGCAAGTTCTGCATTGGACAGGATCAACGTTTCAAGATTAGCAGTGTATCTAAGATCACAACTGGATGCAATCGCTAAACCATTCATCTTTGAACCAAATGATGAATTGACCAGAAACGAGATCAAGGGTGCAATAGAATCATTCTTGTTGGAGTTAACAGGTCAGAGAGCATTGTATGACTTCCTAGTAGTTTGTGATGACACTAACAACACACCTACAAGGATTGACAGGAACGAACTGTACGTGGATATAGCAATTGAACCAATCAAGTCAGTTGAATTCATCTACATACCGTTGAGAATCAAAAACACAGGAGAAATTGCAAAGTTAGGGAACTAATTTTGAATAAATAGGAGAAACAGATGGCAATATCAACTTTATCAAAATTTACAGTACCACTAGCAAACGATCAGAGTTCAGCATCACAGGGTCTATTGATGCCAAAACTACAGTATCGTTTCAGAGCAATACTTGAAAATTTTGGAGTATCAACACCAAGATCAGAACTAACAAAACAAGTTATTGATATCACAAGACCCAACTTGACTTTTGACAACGTGACACTGGATGTGTACAACTCAAAAGTTTATGTTGCAGGTAAACACACTTGGGATCCAATCACAATCACTCTAAGAGATGATGTCAACAACTCAGTTACTAAACTGGTTGGCGAACAGATCCAGAAACAGTTTGATTTCTTTGAACAGAGTTCAGCGGCATCAGGCATTGACTACAAATTCACAACTAGAATTGAAATGCTAGACGGTGGTAACGGGGCAAGTGCACCAAATGTGTTAGAAACATTTGAATTGTATGGTGCATATGTAGAAAACGTGAACTACAACACGTTGGCATACGCGACTTCAGATCCAGCAACCATCACTATGTCAGTGAGATACGACAACGCGATCCAAACTCCAACAGGAACAGGAATTGGAACAGCGGTGGCTAGAACTGTAGGTACTTTAAGTACTGGTGGTGGACAGTAACACACAAGATTAAGTTAGCAATTATAAACATCAAAAGCGCCTTTATATGGCGCTTTTTTTGTGGCCATAAATACCCATATGCCAAGCATTAACAACTTCCTACAAGGTTTCCAAGACGGTCTTCCCGGAATGAAGGACTACCAACACGCATCGAGATTGTACTTAGACAACAACTTCAACTTGATGCCAAAGCAGAAGTTCCTGTTTCACGTTGTTTTCAACACCGACGAAGAACTAATGGTAGACAAGTTCAATACAAATGAAAGATACCAACTAAACATGCTTGTAAAATCATGTGACCTTCCGAAATACAACATGAGCTACGAAGAAAAAATTCAGTACAACAAGAAAATGTATGCGGCCAACAGGATTGCTTATGAACCGGTAAACATTACTTTCCATGACGATCACGCAGATACAGTAAATGCTTTCTGGAAAAAATACTATGAATACAATATAGCGGACTCTGTCAACATGAACAGCGACCTGACGATATCAAACACAAAAGACGATTACTACAATTTTGGTGATAAAAGAGTGACTACAAAGTTTGGAATGGACACACCACGTAAAAGGAGTAGACCTTATCTGAAAGGCATAGAAATATTCGTTTTACACAAGCAAAGGTTCACATCAATGACATTAGTAAATCCAGTGATTGGTTCTTTCTCACATGACAATCTCGACCAGGCGGACGGCACAGGCGTAATGAATAACACTATGCAGATATTATACGAGACAGTTATATACAAATCCGGTATTGTAAATAAAAATAATGTTCCGGGTTTTGCAACGATCAACTATGACAACTCTCCTAGTCCATTGACCGTCTTAGGCGGCGGAACTAACAGCATATTCGGACCAGGCGGTGTAGTAGACGGTGTTGGATCTGTTATACGTAACGTACAATCAGGAAACATCCTAGGTGCAATATTATCAGCATCAAACACCTACAACAATGCAAAAAAAATTAAAAAGAAAGATGTCAAAGAAGAACTGAAAGGCATAGCCAAAGACGGTGTGCTTGAAGTGGGCAAACAGGCAGGATCTATCACGAATCCTGTTGCACAATTTAGTGTTGGGGCGGCAGTCCTAGTTGGAACAGCCGCGGTGGCCACTGCAAGGGGAACTGCGGACAATACAAATCAGGCCAACAACACAGTAATATCAAACTCGACAGTTGACAATGTAACATTCTTAGGTGCAGACGAATCCTTCAACCTTGTATCAAACGATACAAGTGTAAGAGATGAGATAGCGGCCGCACTATATTACAGAGACATAGGATCTCGTAAAGGACTCACAATCGCTGAATCCAACGTTGAGTACGAAGCATCTTCTAGTAACGTCAAAAATGTTTACACAAATAAGGCGATTACAGATATAAGGAAATTAGTCACAGAAGGTTATATAAAAATCACTAGACAGACACAAGATGTGGAAGTGGCAACAGAGAAGGCAAACATATAATGACGGAATTTTACACCAACCTACCGGCCAAAGACGAAAACCAACTTTCTGAGACAGTGAAAAAGTTAACCACAACCAGTTACGAAACTGAATATCAATTTAACGTTGGTGAGTATGACAGCACCATTGCATTTTTTGTGAAAAGAAATTTTTCACGGGAGGCCGCAGAAGCCACTGCATACGCAATTATGTCACAGGCCAAAATTGACAACATCAAACCTCAACAGATTCTAGACCAACTTACATATGCCACGCCGGCACTGTTGTCTGAATTGATAACAATAATTTTAAACGCCAACAGATACAAGTCAAGTAGGTTAGGTGTGAGGAAAACACTGGCCACTAAAGAGACGGTATCTAGAAACATCATAGACTAATGTTACCGAGATTTGCTAGGGGCAAGTTCTCTCCCAAGAATCAAGAGAAATACGTTGGCACTAAAACACCAACTTACAGATCAAGTTGGGAACACGCATTCATGAGATTGTGTGATGAACATCCTAACGTGTACCAGTGGGCCAGCGAGTCTATCAAGATCCCATACAGACATCCTTTCACCGGCAAGTACACTGTGTATGTGCCTGACTTCTTCATCGTGTACCAGGACAAGGAAGGCAGAAAACACGCGGAGATGGTGGAAGTTAAACCAATGAGTCAGACCACCATGGAGTCTGCTGGTAAAAGTTTAGCAAAAAAGAAACAAGTTGTAATAAACATGGCCAAATGGGAAGCCGCTAACGCCTATGCGAAACAAAGGAAAATAAGATTCAGAGTAGTATCAGAAGAGCAGTTGTTCCACAACGGAAAACGTAAGTAAATAAAAACATGACAAAGAAACTTGAAGACATATTAAATTTACCAAATGTCAAAGAGGCATTCAAGGAAGTAGACAAAAAAGAAAAAGACAGGAAGGTCAAAGAAACTAATGGAGAAAATCCATCTTCCAAAAATCTAGATCCTCAAACAGCAAAAAATTTAGAAAAAAGTTATGCTGAATTTGACAAGGTGGCGGCCGCACTACCACAAGTTAAAGGACTAGGTGAACTATCTGACCTAGAACTGGACAAATTGGCTGTGGAGGCCGAGGAAAGTTACAAGAATCTAATGGATCTGGGCATGAATGTTGATTCAAGGTACTCAGGACGTATATTTGAAGTTGCTGGCAACTTCTTGCGAAATGCCATAGACGCCAAAAGCGGCAAAATTGACAAGAAACTGAAGATGATAGAACTACAATTGAAAAAACAGAAGTTAGATCAGGGCAACAAAGACGGTGCTCCTATCGAAGAAAGCGACGGATATGTGATATCTGACCGTAACGAATTAATGAAGAAACTGCTTAAAAAAGACTAAATATTGCATATGAGCACGTTTAAAGACTACCTAACAGAATCAACTAA